CCATGACTGCATTCGAGCCTCCGGGCTGATCTTGCGGACCTCTTTCATGGGGTCACTCAACACCTGAACGACCATTCCCGCCATGGGAAACGACGCCGGGATTTCCCGGCGCGGGAAAGCTTTTGCGCATTCGAGGAGCGCGACGATGGTACCGAACAGTAATGCCCGCCATTTTCTCCTGAAGGCCAAGCAGCGCGATCTGATCGCCGCTGCCGGCGGCATCGAACGCGCCGCCGCTGTCTGCTCATTCGGCAAATCGACGGTCGGCCGCTGGGCCAATGGCGAAAGCCCCGAGCTGATGCCGCTCGAGGCGATCTTCGCGCTCGAGGAGGAAACCGGACGCTACGACATGTCGGAGGCAATCGCCGCCGCGCGCGGCCGGCGCTTTTCTGATTCGGAGACACAGCCGGCCAACGGCTCGCTTATGACAGCGCATGCCGATGCCGTGGTGCGCATGGGCGAATTGATGAGCGAGGGCGCCATGGCCTTCGCGGACGGCCAGCTGACGCCGGCCGAAAGCGCGCAGCTTGACCGTTCGCTCGCCAAGGTGGCGGAAGCCGTCTCCGACTATCGCAGGATCCTTGCCGGCGCCAAGGCGGCCGGCGGCTTGAAGGTGGTCGGCTGATGAGCCTGGCACTCTTCAATCCCGGCAACGATTGCGAGCGCGATGCGGCGTTCTTCCGCTTCACGGTGCGCTGCGACCGGGATCTGAACACCCGGATCGAGCGTGCGGCGAAAAAGGCCGGCGTGAGCCCGACCACCTTTGTGCAGCGTCATTTCGACAGGATCCTCGAGGGCGACCGGAAGACCTTCGACGCCACGAATTTTGATATCCTTGGGTTTTCCAAGCGGCATCACGTCGGCGTCGGCGCTGCCCGGCTTTATGCGCTCCTTCGTTCCGAAGCGGATGCGCAGGGCAGCTTCAAGAAGTCGCTTTTCCAGATCGCCGATCATTTCCAGATGAGCACGTCGCTCGCGGGCCAGTATCGCACCGCGCTGGTCGAGATCGGGCTCGTGAAAAGGGTGCTGCCCGACAAGAACGGGCCGGAGGCCTGGCGGGTGCTGGAGGAGAAGCCGTGAATCCGCGCTTCTCCGATACCACGCCGCGCGACCCGCTTCCCGACGCGCCTTCCGAAGCACTCCTCGATGTTGACGGGGAAACGCGATGATCTCTGCGGTCGCGAACCTGGAAGCTCATCCGCTTGCGGAACTGTTTCCGATGTTGCCAGAGCAGGAGGTTCGCGAACTCGCCGATGACATTGTCACCTTCGGGCAACGTGTGCCGATCGTGCTGTTGGACGGCAAGATTCTCGACGGGCGCAATCGCTATGCCGCTTGCCGTTTCGCCGACTTAGAGCCTGTGACGGAAGATTATGCAGGCGACGATCCGCTCAATTTCGTTCTCTCGCACAATCTGCATCGCCGGCACCTGACGGAAAGCCAGCGCGCCATGGTGGCGGCCAAAATCGTCGACTGGGAAAACGGGGTCAACCAGCATACGGCAGGGTCTGCAAATTTGCAGACCCGCGAGGCGGCTCGCAAGCTGTCGATTTCCGAACGCGCGGTCGCAGCGGCCAAGCGCATCCACGAACATGGCGCGGCCGAACTGGTCGAGGCGATCCGTGACGGTCGCGTCTCCGTCCATGCCGGCGAGGCGATTTCGGCGCTCGCCGCCGAAGAACAGCGCAAGGTGCTGGAGCGCGAGGAGCGAGCGATCGTCCAGCGCGCAAAGGAAATACGCGCCGAGCGACAGAAGCTTCGCCACACGGTACGGCTGGCGCACATGGACATGATCGCCGAGCGCGGCCGGCCTTCGGCGCCCGACCAGATCGCGAAGCGCTACCCGGTCTATTATGCCGATCCGCCCTGGCAGTTCGGCGTGCGTTCGGAGGTGACGGGGCGCGAAAAAAGTGCGGAGAACCACTATCCGACCATGCCAACGCCGGAGATCGCCGCGCTGCTGGCAAAGCTTATCGGCGGAGACTGGCCGGCGGTATTCTTCTGCTGGGCAACGAACCCGATGCTGCCGGATGGGCTGGAGGCCCTGCGCGCTGCCGGCTTCACCTATGTTCATCATTGGATCTGGGACAAGGAGGTTGCTGGCACCGGTTTCTGGGGCCGCGATCGGCATGAACTCCTGCTGATCGGCCGCCGCGGTGACGTGGCCGCGCCTTTGCCCGGCTCACAGCCCGAGACGGTCTATCGTGAAAAGAAAGGCCGGCATTCCGCCAAGCCGGATTTCTTCGCCGAGACGATCGAACGACTCTATCCGGGTATCGCTCGGATTGAACTGTTTTGCCGCAAGCCGCGCCCTGGCTGGGATGCTTGGGGTTATGAAGTGGGGGTGTCGGCGCAGCAGACCGAGACGGTGCCGGCATGAATGCGCCTGCCGAATATGATGCGTTCCTGCGCGCCAAGATGCCGGTCGCTAAGGAGGCCGGATTCGAGGTCGATCCGGATAGCGTGAACCCGCTCTTGAAGCCCATGACGCGCGCTATCGTGCCTTGGGCATGCCGCGGCGGGCGACGGGCGCTCTTTCTCCGTTTCGGTCTGCACAAGACGTCGACACAGCTCGAGGTTCTCCGCCAATGCATGATGCACGAAGGCGGCCACGCACTGCAGGTTGTCCCGCTCGGCGTTCGGCATGAGTTCTTCCTGGAGCAAGAAGAACGGCACCCTGATATCGAGCTGTGCTTTGTCAATCGGGCGCATCAAATGGGCGATGCGAACGCGCCGGGACCTGGCCGAAAGCTGATCCATGTCACCAATTACGAGACGCTGCGCGACGGCAAGATCGACCCGACGCTCTTCACGGCCGCCGCGCTCGACGAGGCAGCGGTGCTGCGCGGCTTCGGCGGTACAAAGACCTTCCGTGAATTCATGGCGACTTTTGCCGGCGACGACAGGAAAGCCGGCATCAAGCACGAAGGGGTAAAATACCGCTTTGTCGCCACTGCCATTCCCGACCCGAACGAATATGTCGAGCTTCTCGCCTATGCGGCATTCCTCGGCGTCATGGATGTCGGGGAGGCGAAGACGCGCTTCTTCAAGCGAGATTCGACCAAGGCCGATCGGCTGACGCTGCATCCTCACAAGGAAGAGGAATTCTGGCTATGGGTGGCGAGCTGGGCGTTGTTCGTCCAGAAACCTTCCGATCTCGGTTTTTCCGATGAGGGTTATGAACTGCCACCGCTCGATGTGCGCTGGCACGAAATCCCGTCCGATCATGCCGATGCCGGATCGGAGCGCGACGGGCAGGGCAGGCTCTTCGCCAATGCGGCCCATGGCGTCGTCGAGGCGAGCCGAGAGAAAAAGCGCAGCCTCGATAGACGCATCGAGAAGATGCTCGAAATCCGCGCAGAGGATCCCGAAGCGCATCGCATCGTCTGGCACGACCTGGAAGACGAGCGGCGCGCGATCGAGGGCGCGATCCCGACCGTCAAGAGCGTTTGGGGCAGCCAGGACCTCGACGAACGGGAAAAGCGCGTCGTCGGCTTCGCGCGGGGCGAATTCGCCGAGCTCGCCACAAAGCCGGTGCTGAACGGATCCGGCTGCAATTTCCAGAAGCATTGCTGGAACAACATCTATCTCGGCATCGGCTTCAAGTTCCACGATTTCTTCCAGTCGCTTTTCCGCACCCAGCGTTTCGGCCAGACGCACCGGGTGCGCGCCGACCTGATCTACACCGAAGCCGAGCGCGAGACGCGGCGCGAACTTGAGCGCAAATGGCGAGAGTTCGAAGCCCAGGCCGAGAAGATGGCCGGCATCATCCGCCGCTTCGGCCTGGCGGAACAGGCGATCTCTTCGGCTCTCGGCCGCTCGATGGGCGTAGAGCGGCGGGAGATAACCGGTCCCGGCTATACGATCGTCCACAACGACACCGTTCTCGAGACGCGCGGCATGGAGGCCGACAGCGTCGACCTGGTCGTCACCTCTATCCCGTTCTCGACGCAGTACGAATACACGCCGTCCTACAATGATTTCGGCCACAGCGATGACGACGCGCATTTCTGGCGGCAGATGGATTTCCTGACGCCTGAACTGTTGCGCGTTCTTAAGCCCGGCCGGCGCGCCGTCATCCATGTCAAGGACCGGATCGTGCCTGGCGGGATCAACGGGCTCGGCTTCCAGACCGTGTCGCCGTTCTCCGACGATTGCGTGGCGCATTTCCGGCGGCATGGCTTCGCCTTCCTGTCCCGCGTGACGATCGGCACCGATGTCGTGCGCGAGAACAACCAGACCTATCGGCTTGGCTGGTCGGAGCAATGTAAGGACGGGACCCGCATGGGCCACGGCATGCCGGAATACCTGCTAGAATTCCGCAAGCCGCAATCCGACCTGTCGCGCGGCTATGCCGATGCTCCTGTCGTCAAGTCGAAGCCGGATTTCGTCACCGTCATCGACGGGCGACCGACCGCGCCGGGCGACGACGATTTCGACGAGAAGCGGATCCGGCCGGTTCCGAATACTGGCTACAGCCGCGGTCGCTGGCAACTGGACGCCCACGGCGTCTGGCGGTCGGACGGCAACCGGCCTCTCCTGCCAGACGAGCTGGCTCGGCTGATACGGCTGGCGCCGAAATTCGTCTATCGCGGCTGGAAGAAATGGTGCGAGGAACACGTTTATTCGCACCCTATCCATGTCGCGTTTTGCGAGGAACTGGACGCCGCCGGCCGCCTTCCGCCAACGTTCATGATCGCGCCGCCGCATGTCGACCATCCGGCGATACGCACGGATGTGGCGCGCATGCGCACCCTCAATATGAACCAGAAGAAAAAGGGCCGGGAGATGCATCTCTGCCCGCTGCAGTTCGATATCGTGGAGAGGGCGATCGAAGATTACTCGATGCCGGGCGAGCTGGTGTTCGATCCGTTCGGCGGCATAATGACCGTGCCCTTCTGCGCGCTGCGCATGAACCGGCAGGCGCGAGCGCACGAGCTTAACCCCGACTATTTCGCCGATGGCGCGCTTTATTGCGCGGAGGCCGCCGAGGGCGGCAAGGGGCCGACCTTCTTCGATCTGCTGGAGGCTGAAGCCTTCGAAACGAAGGAGGCGGCGGAATGATGGGCCTCCAGCACGATCCTGCCGAGATCGACCGAGCAATGGCGCGGCTTCGTCGCTCGCTGGAAAAGCGGCTGGCCGAGGACGGCAAGCCGGGGCAGGGGCGCACACGTACCGGCGGTGATCTCTCCGATTACGACTGGCGCGGTCTTTGGGCGCGGATCGCGCCGAAGGTGGAATGGGACGAGCGCGGCTGGCGCGGCGTCGCCGCCGAGATCGGCATCACGGCGGCTGACCTCTCGCGCATCAAGGCCGGCCAGCCGGTAGCGGCCAACAAGGTGCTGGCGATCTGCGCTTGGGCCGATCTCGACCCCTGGCGGTATTTCCGGCCGGCGAAGGGCGCGGCCAAGCGCCCGAAATGTTTCACGGGAAAAGCACTGAAACAGCGGAGGCGCGCATGAAGTGCGTAATTGATTTTCATGACCTTCGTGCGGCGAACGCCGAGCGGCAGGCCGAATGGGACCAGGACAGTAGCATCTCGCTTTCGTATCGCGGCAACGAACTTGCCGGAGAAGTCGGCGAGGCTTGCAACGTCATAAAGAAACTGGAGCGAGAACGGCTAGGCATCCGTGGCTCGCGCGCCTCGATCGAACAGTTGGCCGAGGAATTGGCTGATGCGGTCATCTGCATCGACCTTATCGCGAGGGATGCCGGCATCAATCTCGCGCCCGCCATAGCCGAAAAGTTCAACGCCACCAGCCGGAAATACGGATTGCGGACGCGTCTCGGCGCCACTGTTGAAGGAGATTCCACATGTTCAGGCAACTGATCCTTGCGGCTGCGCCGCGTCTCATCGCGCTCTCGGAAAAGCGCCCGCCCGATGTCGTCATCGGCGGTAACGACAATCCCTACATGCGGCGCTGGTGGCTGATCCCGCGCAATCGCATCTTCAATATCTATCTCCATCACTTCCTGCGCTCCGATGACGATCGCGCGCTGCATGACCATCCTTGGTGGAATCTCTCGGTCCTGCTTCGTGGCCGATATGTCGAGCATACGATTTCTGCCGGCGGAGTGAACATCCGCACCGAGCGGCGGGCAGGGCAGTTGAAGTTTCGTATCGCCACCTCTGCGCATCGGATCGAGCTTTTCCGGTACCAGGCGCTGACCGCCAAAGGTGCGAAGGTCAGCCGCGAGGCGGCATGCTGGACGCTCTTCATCACCGGGCCAACGCTGCGCAGCTGGGGCTTTCATTGCCCCAAGGGCTGGGTTCACTGGCGGGAATTCACCAAGCCTGAAAACCCCGGCGAGATCGGGCGCGGCTGCGGAGAAAACCTGTGAAAGCCGCGCAGATCGAAACCGCGCGGGCGACTCTCGCAGCCCGCCAGCAGAATGCCGCTTTGCGCCAACGGATCGCATCGGGTGAACCGCTCCGGCTCACTATAGGTGATGGAAATTCGGCCAGCGAGATCGTGCTGTCGGCCGGGTACGAGAAGGAAATCCGCGACGATCTCCTGAAGGCGTTCGATGCTCGCATCGCCGAGAACGATGCCATGCTCGGGGAACTGGGCGTAGAGCCATGACGGTTGCTGCACGTCGCATCGAGGCTCCGCCGCTCGCCCCGCTTGACCAGGTGGACGATGTCGCGCGGCGGCTATTGCCGGCGCTGCGCTCGATGGTGCGCGCCGAGGTTGAGCATCTGAAGGTGCTGGCACCGCGGGTGCGCATATCGAAGGTAGACGCGGAACTGATGGAGGCCTGCCGCAAGGTCGCGACCGCCGTCGATCGGCTGGAGCAGGCCAAATTCGCAGGGCAGGGCGAGATCGGCGCACGCGTCTCGCTCGGGAAGGCTGCCGCCCGGTTGCGCAATGTCATGAAGCGCCACGGGAGGCTGGCGTGAACGATGCCGCTCGCCTCTCCTTCATCCGCGAGCAGCTCGCCGCGATCGACGGCGAATGGCTGCTTGCAAGCGCTGGTGACCGACTGTTCATCGAAGCGACGGGGCCGATGGGCGAGCTTAGCGAGGTCGCCACGTTCCACGCCGACGCCAGCACGGAGGAAATGCAGTTCGCGGCGTCGGCGCTGCAGCATGTACGGTTCCTGATCGGCCTGGTCGATCGCGCCATAGAGGCGGCGCGCTGCAACAGGAAGCCGGGGCCCGAGCCGGAAAGGCAGCTTAAGGACTACGCGGCCGAGGCCGCGATGAAATGCGCCGAGCCGGCTTTCAAGAAATTCCTGATGGAGCGGCACGGGCTGGAAAGCCCGGCGAGTGACGAGCGGACGGCACAGAAGCTGCGCTCCGTCCTCGGCGTCACCTCGCGAGCCGAGCTCAATCATGACGATCAGGCGGCAGCGCGCTGGAAGGCGCTGCGCGGCGATTTCGAGTACTGGCGGAGGGCGGGATGAATACGAGCCTTCGCGTCCTCGTCGGTTGCGAATTTACCGGTACCGTGCGACGGGCCTTTGCCGCGCATGGGCACGATGCATGGTCATGCGACCTGCTGCCGGCCGAAGACGGCAGCAATCGGCATATTCGTGGCGATATCCGCGATCATCTCGGCGACGGCTGGGATATTCTGGTCGTCGCGCATCCTCCGTGTACTCGGCTTTGTCGTTCTGGTCGGCGGTGGTTGTCGGGGCCCGGCAATCTGACGCCGCCGAAAAAGCTGCCGCGTGGACGAACTTGGGCGAGCATGATTGCCGAATTCGAGGACGGTGTTGACCTGTTCACGTCGTGCTGGCGCGCGCCGGTCGAGCGCGTGGCGATCGAAAACCCGGAAATGCATGATCTGGCGAAGGCGCGCATGCCAGCCGATCTGTCGTCACCGCAAATCGTTCAACCGTTCTGGTTCGGACATCCGGAATACAAGGGGACGGGCTGGTATCTGCGCGGCCTGCCGGCGCTGGTCGAGACGGATCGTCTGGTCGAGCCGGAAACCGGTAGCGCTGAGTGGAAATCATGGAATCGGGTCTGGCGCATGCCGCCCGGCACCGATCGCGGAAAAGATCGCAGCCGCTTCTTTCCCGGTATGGCTGATGCGATGGCCGATCAATGGGGCCGCCATGCCCTCGAACAGGCGAGGGCGGCATGACAGTAAAAACCGGATGCAATTGCGCCAGCTGCGAAGCTAGACGTGCCGCCGAACTGCCGGGTTATGTCTGTTCGGCGTGCGGCGGGACCGGGCGTGTCGTTAGTGCTCTCGGACGCTTACGGCCATGTTCCCGCTGCCATGCTGAAGCGTTCGACGCATGGGCGAGGGAGGCGGCGGAGTGAGCGCCTTCCTCCTCGGCATCGGCTTTCGTGCCGACATGGGGACCTGCGCTCGCAAGCTCGTGCTCCTGAAACTGATCGACGCGTGCGAGGATGACGGGACGCGCATCTTCCCGGCCATCGCCACCATCGCGCGCGCGGCGCAATGCTCGACGCGCCAGGTGCAGCGTGAGCTGCAGGCCTTCCGCGATGCGGGATTGATCCGGCTGGTGAAGGAAGGCGGCAAAGGACCGCGCTCGACCAACGAATACGCGCTCGACCTCGATCTCCTGCAGCGCCTCGGCCGCGAGGGCTGGGCGGTCGTGGTCGGCGACGGCGAAAAGGCCAAGGGTGACACGGTGTCACCCTTAGACGGTGCCGAAAAGGGTGACACCGGAGATGCGGAAAGGGTGACACCGGAGACGGATAAGGGTGACATAGCTTGTCACCCAACCCCTCCAGACCCCTCCCTAGACCCCTCCGTTGAGAGAGAGGGCGCGGGCGCGCGGGCGGACGAAAATTCCGACGATCCGGCAAAGTTCGAGAAACGGGTCAAAAAACTCGCTGCCGATCTCGACTGGCCGGGCTGGGCGAACTCGTCGACGGCGTGGAGCGTGGCGCAGTTCGCCAAGCTGACGGACGCAGAGCGGGCTGAAGCGGAACGACTGGCGTCGGCCTATCGCTCGATGACGGGTCGGAAGGCGCTGTCGCTCGGGACGTATTTCGCCGAGCGGAAATGGACCGATGTGCCCGATCCTGCGGAAGCGCCGCCGGAGCCGCTTGCGGCACCTCCGTTCGGGCCAGTGTGGAGCGGCATGCGGATGCGCAGGCTGCTTTCGCCGGCCGAGCCTTCTCCGGCGCCGACAAGCGCCTTCATCGCCCAGCTGATCGCGCAGGACGATGCAGCCGGACGGGCCGAACGGATGCGGCGGCAGGTGCAGTTCGGATGGCCTTCGGTGAACCGCATGCACGAAGCGGCGGAGCAACGGCGTGGCGTGACGGTGGCTCCTGAACTGGAATGGATCGCCGGCCTGACCGAGTTCGTGCCGATCGGCACGGAGACGTGGGAGGCATGGCGGGTTGAACACGAGCTGCGCGGCTGGCCCTGGCTGCCGGATCCGGGCGGCATGCGCGGGGCGTATTTCCCGAAAGGCGGCCCGCTCGGGTTGGCGGAATTCGAGGCGGCGGTGAAGACAGGTGACGAGGAAACCCAGAATGATGGCGGCAGGTCGCAGGCAGCTTGAGACGGCGGAACGGGCATGGCTCGATCGGAACGGCGAGCCGATCAATGTCGAACGTGCCTGGCAGGAAAGCGACAGGCGCATTGTCATGTCGCGGCGCCAGCAGGCGCTTCTTGCCGCTGCCGGCGAGGTCGGGCCTTCGGCGCGCTGGTACGTTCTCCAGGTGAAGCACGGTGCGGATATTGCTGTGGATAAGCTTCTCACTGATGCGAAGATAGAACATTGGGTGGCGCAGGAAACGAAGGTCGTGCGCCGTCGCGGCCGCTATGGGATGTGCCGGCCGAAGGCGATGACGGTGCCGTTTCTGCCCGGCTACATCTTCATCAGGGTAGTCTGGTGCGGGCCGTGCTGGGAAGCGATATCGGGACTGAAGGGCGTTGTGGGGATGATCGGCGGCGCTGAACGACCGTCTCAGGTTCCAGAGAATAAGCTGCTGAAATTGCAAGCGTTCGTGCAGCATGATCCTGAGGCGATCAGGGCGATGCTCAGGGCGTTCAATCCGGGCGACATGGTGAGCGTCGACAGCGGTCCTTTTGCGTCGTTTCCCGCCGAGGTCGTGGAAGTGGACGATCGGGGCAGGGCGCTGATCGAGGTGATGATCTTCGGGCGTGCGGTGCGCACCGATGTCGATCTTGCGCAGATCAGTAAATCGTAATAGCGAATCGCACTCAGGATGACCGGAAAGAGTCGCACCCGCTACGGTGAGGGAAGCGCCATCCGGCCCGGGTGAAGCGCAGGCATAGAGCCGGTCAGCTTCATCGCAATGGCGAAGCATTCCCGAGTGGCAAACAGACCGAAGGCCTTCCGGCCAGCACATCTGCCATCGGCAGAAGACGCGGCATTGCAGTATGAACGCCAGCGAGGCTCGGCGCGGCAACGCGGATACACGCATCGGTGGGAGCAGGCGCGGGCAGCGTTCCTCGCCGATCCAGATAATCAGTTCTGTCGGATGTGCGAGGAACGGGGGCTGCTCAATCCGGGCACGCTACATATGGACGGCACGCCCGAGACAAACCCGAGGCGCATTCATCTCGTCGTCGACCATATCAAGGCGCACCGGGGCGATCCGATCCTCTTCTGGGATCGCACGAACTGGCAACCGCTCTGCCCCGATCACCATGACATCGTGAAGCAGCGCGATGAACGCGCCGAAGGGAGGGGGCCTCGAAAGTCTGGGGCCTGAGGGGCCGGACCGGTCGGTGTCGAAGCGTGTATCGCCGCAAAATTGGCAGATTTATTTTTTTGGGCTGATCGCGCCCTTGCTTTTGATGGAGTTGTCGTGTGGCGCGAGGGCGGAAGCCGGAAACGGCTGAACAACAGGCGCTGAAGGGCGCGCCGGGCAAGAGGATGTCGCAGGCCGAAGCTTCGGCCGTTCGGTCGTCGACAAGACTGGCTCCCGTGCAGATCGGCAACGTCCGTCCGCCTAAATGGTTGAAGAAAAGCCGCAAGGCGACCGAGATCTGGAACGACGTGTTGCCGCAGCTGCTTCAGCTCAATCTCGCAACGCAGCTCGATGCGCTCGCTCTCGGCCGATACTGCCGGTACGTCGCGGAATGGATCGCCGCCGATCTGACCGTCCAGAAGGAAGGCACCTGGTTCGAAACCGTTGGTACCAACGGCGAGCCGACGAAAAAGCGTCATCCGGCATGGCAAGCCTGCCAGGACATCGAGAAGATGCTGCGCGAGACCGAAGCGGCGTTCGGGATGCGGCCAGATGCGCGTTACAAGATCATGCGCGACCAGGCGGCGTCTCATGGGCTCCTGCCTCTGTTCGGTCGCGGCCAGCATGAGGAAGTGCCGGAAGAGCAGCCGGCGGCGAAAGCGCCAAATCCGGAAGAAGATGCCCTCGGGATCCTCTCGCAGTTCGATTCGCCGCCGCCGACCCGAGTGAACTGACATGAGCGTCCCCGGCGCGTCGGCGGTCGCGATCGCCGCTTCGGCCGGTCATCTTCTCTGGCCGGAACCGGAATGGGTTACCGAGGCAGTCAGCAGAGGCTGGGAATGGGCGCGCATCCAGTGGCGTCGCGCCGCCAGTCAGGTCGGCGCATGGTTTGATGAAAGGAAGGCAGACGCTGCGGTTGCGCTCTTTCCGCGTATCTTTCGGTTGACGGAAGATCGGTTCGCGGGAAAGCCATTCAAGCTCGGCCTGTGGCAGGAAGTCATCGTCAGGATGTTGGTCGGGTGGAAAATCCCGGTCGAGACCCTTGACGACGAACATTCGGCGCCACGCATTGAACAAGTCAGGCTCTTTCGCCGGCTCTTGCTGTGGGTGCCTCGCAAGAACGGAAAATCGGAGTTCCTCGCGGCGCTCGCACTGCTCTTCTTCGTCCTGGATGGCGTCATCGGCGGACAGGGATATGCGTTCGCCCGCGATGAGAAGCAGGCCAAAGTCGTCTTCGACAAGATGAAGGCGATGATCGGCATGTCTCCTGGCCTGGCGGAGCGGGCGCAGTCGTTCAAGAAGTCGATCTGGATACCGAAGATCCGAGCGCTTTTCGAGTTGCTGGCAGGCAAGCCGGAGGGAAAGCACGGCCGTTCCCCGACAGTCATCGTCGGCGACGAGATGCACGAATGGGTCAGCGCGGAACTTGCCAGCACATTGCGGCAGGGCACCGGCGCCCGCCTCGAGCCGATCGAACTTTACGCGTCGACCGCCGGCACGAAGACGAACGCCACCGGCTGGGGCTTGTGGGAGG